GAATACCCCCTATGTAACCCAGAACAGAGTCAAAAAATTCATGAACTGACTGAGATTCTCCAGTCTTAGCATACTCAGCGTATCTGTCTTTGAAGTCTAACGCTCCGGGTCTAGCAATCGCTACAACAGCAGACAACTGTTCAAGATTTCTAGGAGCAACTTTCTGACAGACTTTGAAGTTAGTGTCAGCTTCAATCTGAAAGAGTCCCTGTGGACTTTGTAGGTTAGAAAGGGCAGTATAAATCAAAGGATCATGAGGATCAATGTCGTTAACATTTAAACCTAAGCCCTCACAAACATCATTAACAACTGATAAAGTTCTAAGCCCCAAAATATCGAACTTAACACTCAAGCTCGCAACATCATCCATATCATATCCAGATACTAAAGAGCCATCATTAGTCTTTTGTAGAGGCATAATGTCTGACTGCTGATAGTAGCAGATAGAAATGCCAGAAGGGTGAACTCCTGTATTCTTAACTAAGCCTTCTAATTTTTTAGCTATATGAAAGGCTTTAGGATATTTATCTGCATGTTTTTTGAATGACTCACTCTCATCATAAGCAACTTCCAACCTAGCTACTTTACCAAACTGTTTTGGTATGCTATCGCTAATTTGATTAACTTCTGTTTCATTCAGTTCAGCGACAATCTTACCGCACTCCTTCATGCAAAGTTTGCCGCTAAGAGTGTTTAGAGTTAAGATTTTAGAAGTCCTACCTTTATATTTCTCCTCAATGTACTTAACGACTTCACTCCTACGATTATAAGAAATATCGTTATCAACATCAGCAAGAAGAGACCCATCAAGGAAAACTTCACCGCCATGCTCAATCTGCTTGGCCCTGCTTCTAGAAACGAATCTCTCAAAAAATAAGTCATATTCAATTGGGTTGATGTTAGTTACACCTAAAAGATACAAAACTAAAGAACCCGCCGCAGATCCTCGTCCAGCACCTGTTGGAATGCCCTGCTTCTTACAAAAGTAAAGAACATCCCAGTTAAGAAGAATATAATCAATAAACCCCAACTCCTCAAAAATCTCTAACTCCATGATCGTTCGATCATAGTAATCTTTTTTGTTTGGAAGTTTAGTGATACCCTTCTCTCTTAAACCTTTTCTAGAAAGCTCATACAAAATTTCTTTGTTCGAACTCCCCTCCTCTAGACCCAATTCATCTAAGATTTCTTTTGGGACTACAATCTCTGGGAGCTTTACTCCAGCTGGAAATGGGTTTTTGTATCTCATAGCTCTATTTCAAATAACTGCTTTCTGAAAACTTTAAAGTTCATCTCAATATCATAAAGAGCATCATGCAATCTGTCTTTATCGTGTGGAATATTATATTTTTTAAGTAGGGTCGCCTGACCAGTCCTCAAACCTCTCTGGAAAAAATTGTTCCAACCGTATTGCCAGCATATAAAATTATCAAAGTCAGGCTTATCTTCCTTTGCGATGGCTCTAGCTAAACTGAGGGTATCTATAATCCTGTCTACATATGAATGGTCAGAACCAAGACCCATTAGCTTTCTCCAAACATTGATCATATATACATCAAACCCTAAGAGATTCTGTCCTACAATTTTATAATCTGGATTATAAAGCTCTTTAGAAAAATCAGCCCAAACAACCTCTGGATCTTCCGCTTTCGATTTGTAGTAGTCGTAATTAAATTTGGTGATTCTAGCTGCATCTTCAGACATTTGAAGATCGTCCCACCAAATATGCCTATCATTCTTCTCTAAGATATTATCTCCTTGGGCAATGATCCAAGAGACTTGATATGGCCTCGACTTGATCAAGTTTAAGCCTTCTGTTTCGGTATCTAAAATTAGATACTTTTGCTTTTTATCAAACCTTAATAATTGATCATTCATGACTGTCTGAGATAGCTTTCTAAGCAGAATTCTTCACTGCCAAAGTGACTTAAATTAGGGTTACTAAGCTTCGACTGCTTACCAAAAGACCTAGTGCAAAGAATTTTGTAAGTCTGAAGAGCTTCGACATCCTTCTTGTCTTTGTATAGGATCGTTTTCACTTTAGCAACCCTATATCCCTTTCTTTTTGTGGATTCTTGTAATTTGTAATTGAGTATATGATCAAATGGCAAGTCGTTACTCTCTGACCAAAATACAGGATTTAAACCATCCAAATCGGGGATGCAGTTTTTCTGATGGAAATTATTCTCGTAGATGTAACTATCGTAGAATGGCACAACAAAAGATAATGATGTTTCATCCCAATAGTTTTTGAAAGTGGCGTAGTCTATTCTGCCACCACCTTCAGTGAAGGCACAAGAATATATTTTGTTCAACAGCTTGCAGCCCTCATCGTCCTTAGCGAAAATAATATTTTTATGGTCAGAGCTTTTAGACTCATCACTCATGTCGTTACAGAATGTCAACCTTAGCCCATAATACAAATTCAATTTGTTTTTTTGGCAAGCTTTGAAGGCTTTCATGAAGCTGGTTAAGTTGTCCTCAACCAAAACAACATCCTTGATTTCATTATCGACGCACATTTCGATAAGAGAATCTGAACCAAGTTCCTTCGACTCATCATCTAGAGTGAGGATACTTTTCCCATAAGAGTATGTAGATTTGAATACAGGAGTCATCACTCCCTCATTCTACACAGATCCAACCAAAGATCAAGAACAATGAGACGGACAACCCTTATAATATTGTATTTCGTAGGTGCAGCCCTCTGGCACCATATCTTCAGAGAACTCTTCTTCGAAGCAAGATCCTACAGCTTGACCATCTGAATTCTTAAATACATAATAAAAAAAGTCAAACTTCATGGAGCAATGCCATTTTTTTGTCCCATCTTTTTTTAGTTCTCCTTTTTGAGTTGCAAAACCGCAAAGCAATCTACCGCTGAATGAATTGTCTGAAGGGAATCCTTTATCAGCAGCCATGTTTGCCACCGCATCGTCTTCAGAGAAATTATCTAAGTATTGCTGAATCTGAGTGAGTTGCATTTCGAAGCCTAAGAGATCCTCGTCGCTTAGTGGAGTCATTCTCATAACCCCACTTTTTTTAGCATTCGGATCTAACTCAAATTTTAAGAATAAAAATTCACTTTGTTTATTCTCGTATTCTGGATACAAGTGTTTTGTGGCTAAACTATACATTAGATCTTGCATATTATCTTCAAGATCCTTACCTTTGAAAACTTCTTTACTTGTCTTGAAGTCCCTAATCAAAGCAAACTTTTGTTTCTTGTATAGGAATAGCTTGTCGATAAAACCTCTTATCCTGTAAGCAATCTGGCCATCATTCTTGACAATATCAAAATCCTGCTCAGAAAGCTCTTTAGTGGGCTTATCCAGATCACCACCAAAGAAATCGTAGTTTAGACCATTGAAGGTCATCTCCTTAATAAGTTGGATATTATCCTCATCGTCAACCTCTTCACGACGAGCATGTTTCATGACTAACCGCTCTATAGACGGGACAGAAAATATATCTTGAGTCGCCATGATTTTGTCATAGTGACCCCTTCTCCTCTTCTCACCTAAAAGCTCAAAAATTAAGTGACATATAGACCCTCTTTTTGCACCATCATTGCTAGTATCTGGCAACTTAAGTTTGTACTTGCACCAATACAACCAAGAACACCCTTGAGCTGTCTTGATCCTACTTGCTGATAGAGCTGTTTGGGGTTGAGTCATTTAAGTTTTTGGGCCATTTTTTTATCTGTCTTATTAAATAGATGAGAATTCTTTGAAACAAAATTATGAATATAATCCCTCTGTTTATTCTGATCTATATCTCTATTAAGCCAGTTAGTTATATTATAACCAGACTTATACATTTCTCCAAAATCATTTGCATTTTGTGGTAGCTTAATAGTCAGATTATCCAAATCAAAATACTTAGCTAATTTCAAATAGTTTTTTATTGCCGCTATTAAACCCCTATTCTCTGAAGAGCTAACATCATTATTAGTAGAGATGTATATTTTGTCTAAGGTCTTGCTGGATAGATAGTTGATGATGTTCGAACTAGCTGACAAACCAAATAACACCAAAACATTCTTCACTCCTTGATCATAAAGAGCCATAGCATCGCCTATACTCTCAACCAAGATAACGGTTCTTAGTTTATCTATCTCTTCGCTGCATTCATTCCCCTCAACATAAGCTGGATAAATCCAAGTGTTCTTTTTACCTATATGCTTCCATTTAGGATAGTTATTATCTTCATCTATCTTACGGCCAGAGAATCCAATAATCTGTTTGGTTTCGTTGTATATTGGGAAGACCATTCTTCTATACATCTTTCCTACACCAGCTAATCCCACTTTAAAAGATACTTGGGTCATCTCTGAAATACCCTTGTCTTTATAAAATTTGTAATTTGGGAATAGCTTATCTAAACAATCATCTGGGTAAAATTGCTCCATTTCTATCCTGTCTACTTTTTTTGCGACATAAGTTTTGTCACTTTTGATTTTCTTTATAGTTTCAGAGAACTTTTCACTATCGCCTACAGTCATTCGAACTAAAGCCTCAAAAGGTAAAGACCCTTTAGGCTCAACGAAGTCCATCCAGACTCCAGAGTTCTTGTAAATTTTTAAGGCTGTCGCATTATCCCCATTCCTATAAAGAGCTTGAGATCTCCAATGATCTCCACAATCAATAAGTTTGTAACCTATTGATGTCAGAACTTTTTCAAACTCTTCAGAAGGAACCAAGTTCTGGGATGTCGCTTCTCTCCTGTCTTGCTGGTGCATCTGGTATACTGTCATCTAATACTGCATCTCCGTTTTGAACAGCAACGATATCTCTCAAGTCGCCGCGTTCTGAAATATTGAAATTATTAAAATTCAAATTGATGAAATTTTTGCGAAGAGAATCTTCTACTTGAACTGGCTCCAAAGCGCCAGCAATATCTCTACCCAAACTGCGATACTTAACACTGATCATTTTGTGAGTGCCAAATCTTTCCCCCTCCAGCTGAACTTCGTCTTCTGTCTTACGTCTAAGAATAAACATGTGAGAACAGAACTGTGTGATTCGGTCCGACAGAGAAACTATACTCTCATCGTCAATTATGTTTTGAGCGTTTCTGTTTGTGGTTATACCGCTCCTGTTAGATTGAACGGAAGTAATCATCGGAATAACTGGGTCTCCATCTTCAAGAACCTCTTTTTGGATACACCTCTTAAACTTATCAACCATCTCTCCGACAACCTGCCACTCGTTTTTATTACCCGCTGAGTCGTTTGTTGTTTTGATATAATCAAAAGAGAAGACCATTTTATTACCCCTACCAACAGTGGAATAGTAGAATCTTTTCAAGGTGTTGATCATAACATCAACATCCATACCGCCAACATTGTAGTAGTAGAATTTTAAATCTTTAACTCTAGACCAAACAGACCTAACCTTATTGACGACACCTTGCCCAGCGTTTCTCCAATTGCCACTTTCTAGCAGGTGCATTGGGACTCCAGAGTGAGCAGCACACTGACGCATGATAAGCTCTTCCTTACTCATCTCCCCATTATCAAAGTGTAGAACTGGGACATTGTATTTTAAAGCTACTTTAGTAGCGTAATCCATACAGAATTGAGTTTTACCCACACCAGAACGAGCTACAATAACGGTAATATTACCCGGACGCAAAAGAGATCCGTAAATGTCATTGACCTTTTGATGCGGCCCCATCATCCCAAACTCTTCGATTGGATTATTACCTCGTTCTTCAATGATATGCTCCATGTCGTCATAGATATTTTCAGGAACATCATTACCGATATCGAAGAGATTAATTCTAGAGTTATAAATCTGATCAGCAGTCTCAACAATATCTCTATAAGAAGATTCTGGAGCTATAGTCTTCATCTTCTCAGCTATAAGCTCTGAAGATTCAACTATCTCACGCCTAATGGAGTATTTCTTAAGCTCTTTACAAGTCTTAATAAGATTCCCAGAAGGGACAGCTCTCATAGAGAGAGACTTAATATAATCAGCAGGGTTGATATTACCCTCAAAGCTTAAACCTACTTCATTAACTCGTTGAGCTAAGATGATGTTGTCTACCTCCTCTCCAGCATCAACAGACTGCTTGATGACTCTGAAGATGGTAGCATGTAAGGGTGAAGCCTCAGAAAAAAAGTCTTTATGACTAATGAAGTTTGAAATCTCTATGAGAGACTGGGGATCTTTTAACAACCCAGCTAAAAGTTGTTTTTCTAATTCGTAGCTATAAATCATAGGTCTTCCGCTCTCTCTTTTTCTAATCTATCTAAATACTGAGATAAAGCCTTTATCAAACCTAATTCTGTAATCGAAGAGTCAAATTTACTATACACTATAGGGTCTCCTGATTCATTAGCAGCCACCATTATGACACCCTTATACCTATCTGAATCCCCAGAAATCTCGTAAATCTTCTCTACAAAACCACTTGGGATTGAAAATGCCTCGTTGTCTTCACTCATAAATAAATGTCTTGGTTTTCAAAAAATGACTCATCTACTGTGTCATCAGGGTATATCTCTACGAGCTTTATATCGTTCATCTCACAAAAGTCCAGCTTTTTCTGATCTCTTTTCAGTTGATCTAAAAACTTGTACCTATTCTTATGGAAATGTTTGACGTATCTAGTATGTTGAGCGCCTTGAACTTCAATAGCAATTTTTTTATTTGCATTGTAGAAGTCTAGTGATAACCGACTACCAACTATTCTAAATTCTTCAAATACAATATCTGTACTCCAATATGGGTAGAGGAAATCTTTTACGCCTTTTTGAAACTTACTTCTGCTAGACGCATCCCAGTCTATGTGATATTTTCTGGGGTTTTTTAGATTCCTTAGTTTACCGTCTGTGGAGTAGAACTTCATTCTTCTCCATTAAAGATTTTTTTGAAGTAAGCTATAAGGTATTGGCAGAGAGAAGGGTCGTCTTCGATAAGAGAAAACAATTTATTCTCTCCTTGCACTTTTTCTGGAAGAGAGAAACCTCCTTCAGCTAATACGTTCTGAAAATCTTCTGTAATAGAAATCCAAGCTCCAGCCTTTTTAATAAACTCCCAAGCTTCAAGAGCGCCGATAATTTCTTTCTCCACCCAGATTGAGGTTCCCCCAGTCCTACCGTAGCGAATAGGATAAGAGATTCTAGTGTTAGTCTTCTCATTTGGAGACTTCTTAACAATCACCTTAGCATAATGACCAATTGCAGGATTAGTCTTTGGGTCCATCTTCTTGTTTGATGGATTAAGTAGTATTTGGTCCCCAGAAAATCTAGGCTCAAATTCAATAATCCAGTTTGCGAAGTGTAGCAAAGCGTTTCCTCCTGTTGCGGTAGTTTGGCGAACAGGAGCCTTGCTATATGGATCTAGTTTGATATCAGCTCTGACTTGAGAAATGAAGATTGCCATGTGACCTCTTTTACCAAGAGCAATTGACATCTTCTTCATGAATGTCGCGGCAATGTTAGCTCCACCTGCAACCTGAACTGACTCCTCAAAAGTTTTTTCGTTGTCAGCTTTTTTAATCAAACCGTCTACAGAGTCCAAGCA